GTAATAGTATAGAGATTGTGTTTCGTCTTTGAATATCGTTTTCTGTTAAAGTTGCTTTCTTACCATCTAATGCAAATAGTTCTTTAAAATGTGTTATGAAATATTTACCTTGTTTGTGTAATATGTGACAACTTTGAAATAATGTTTTATCTTTTCTACTTGCAACGCCTATTCTAGTTAAAGTCTCTCTGATCTTTAAAAAGTCATCTGGTTGCTTAATGGTAACCTCTAACATACTGTCAGCGGACCAATTGATTACTTCATCGCTCATCTTGTTCTCCCACCTTTAGATAAGGTATTCTTAATTAGTTCAATTTGTTCCTCAGTAAGTATGTTGAGAGCGTCTTTTGCTTTCTCATTGCTATATCCATAATACTCTTTTACATACTCTAAATTCTTCAATTTGGCTTGTGATAACCACTTGCCACCAAATCGCTTCTTTTTTCTTATACTATTTATGTAAAAGTGAAATTGTATTTTCTTATCTAGGAAGTGATAACCATTCATTTCATTCGCTTGAGCGATACAATCATAATGAACGGAAAGACACTTATTGATTACGAAAGGTGGGTATTTTTTTACCCAAGTCTCGTCATTTGTGTCTAATAAATTTTGTTTTGTAAAATTGATTGCGTTTAAATAATCTCTCAATTCGTACATAATATAAAACTTTCAATTATTTTTTAAGATGTTTATTGTGTCCTTTGTGAGAACCCATATAATAATCGCCTGGTTCATAGTCCCAAACTTTACCGTGATGACCTCTTACATCAGCCCAAAACATTCTCAATTTAACTATCCATTTTCTTAATAATGTTCTTCTTGCCATTTCTCTTTCTCGTAAAACTACCCTTACCCTTTTTAGGCTTCACCGTTCTACTTCTGTATTTCGGTGTTCTCAAATCAAGTGCTATTGGGTTTCTTTTTTTCATATTTAGTAATATACTTTTTTAGAACCTTATCGGTCACATTTTTTGGTATCTCATTCTTATAGAATATTCTATAACTATCACTACCATACTTACCGATACCGTGTAAGTCGGTTGCATCTTTTCTATCCCAACTTAAAAAGTCTAAACTCATTGTTCTTAATCTCTTTGTTCTAACATTAGACATACCCAAGTCTTTTAACATTCTTCTTTGAGTGGTTTCTCTACCTCTTAAAAAAGATGTGGCATTCGGGTATCTCTTAAACAATTTAGGTAAGACTTTCTTAACTTGTTTACCTGTCGTTAAATTTAGACATATGACACCTACCATATGTTGCCATACACTTTTAACTTGTTGTTGTACGATTAAGTCCTGTCTCATTTAAACTTACAACCCGCCATAATCTCTGTTAAACAAGCGACCATATTGATCTCTTGGTCAGCGACAAACGCAGACTTGTATTGATACCCAGCGATAATCAATATCGCTTGAGGTATAGACTTCGCATCTAGCGTAGTATATAGCGTCTCATATAACGTCTTAAACAAGGAAGACGCCTCTTTATCGAGGTTTTGTACTACCCACTTTCTCATGTCGTTAAATCTCTTATCTTTGAGTATTTTAACAAGTTCTTTAGTGTTAGCCTCACCTAGATTAAATAATATACCACTATCAATTTTACCCCTTACGGAATATCTTTGTAGTTCGTTTATAGTTCTACGAAAGTCAGGATAATATTTTTGTATTAGTTCTGCCAATACCTTCTTATCAAACCCTATCTTCTCATCTTCAAGCACACTCTCTAGTCTTTTAAGAAAGGCAGTGGCAGTCTTTACTCTTTGACCATTTACAATTTTAAAATCAACTACCGTACATCTACTATGTAGCGCAGGTATAATTTTGTTTTTGTAATTACAGGTAAAGATAAATCTACAATTTTTATAAAACGTTTCAATGAAATTACGAAGTGCAGGTTGAACACTATCAGCATTCATATAATCTGCCTCGTCTATGATAACAACTTTGTGATTTGCGTCTTCTGTTAGTGATACTGTAGAAGCAAAGTTTTTAATTTTACTTCGTACAGTATCTATTTGTCTACCTTCGTCAGAACCATTGATAATGATATAATCACTACCTAGTTCTTCACAGAGTGCTCTGGCGACAGTCGTCTTACCAGTACCAGCGCTACCCGATAGAAGCAAATTAGGTATTTCTTTTTGTTTTAGAAATTGTGTAAATGTATTCTTTAAATCTTCTGTAAGAATACAATCACTAATTTTTCTTGGTCGGTATTTTTCAACCCATAAAAAATCGGACATTTACAACCCCCTTAAAATTCAGAGTCAGGTTCTAAAGCGATCCAATATTGTACAGGTTTATTTCTGTTTACAAAATGAGAAATCTTTGCTTTTGATATTGCAACATCATAATCATCAACGATTTGTTTAAAGTTCTCCGTTCTAAAATACGCAGTAAACTTCTTGTCACTTTCACCAACATCAATAGAGTATTGATTAGATGATTTGTTTTTCTTATCTGTCGCAATCATTTTGATTGTCTTACCATCACCTTTAACAGCAACATCTGGTAGATTTAATGTAGTAGTACCTTTCATTAATCTAGCAAAGTTATCTTTAGTGATTGTAAAATCAACAAACTTATCTGGCATTGATATACCTTTAGTAGGCGCAACAATAACAGATTTATTTGCAAAGAAATATTTGATTGATTGTTTTGATTGTGATATATTTACATAACCACCACCATTAAATTTAAGTTCTGGTTTTTCAAATAGTTCAACCGATCTTAAAAACTCTGGTAAGTCATATATCGCAAACTCGTCTTCAAACTTTTCTGTCACTTCGGCTTCAGCCAAAATGTTTTTCATAGTAGAAATAGTTTGTACTTTGTTCCCTGGTTTAACCAAAATGTTTTGATTAATATCAGAGAAGTTTTTTAACACAGCAACTGTGTCACTTGATAAGTTCATACTTCACCTCTTTCATAATTTAATATAATATAATAACATAGTTTAGTCCTTTTGTCAATGTTACAGCTTTGATAAAACGTGTTCTGGTGATGAAACTGTATAAGGGTCATCATCATCGCTAAAATCATTTTGACCTGGTTCAATAAACATATTTTCTATTGTACCATTATTAACAATCGCAGCATATCGCCAACTTCTCATACCAAAACCTTGTTTAGGTTTATTTACTAACATACCCATTGATCTAGTAAATGTACCATCGCCATCAGGTATCATCTTAACGTTTTTAATACCTAAATCTCTAGCCCAAGCATTCATAACAAATGCATCATTTACAGATACGCAATATACATCATCAATTCCTTTGTCTTTAAATTGAGAATACATTTCGTCATACGTTGGCAATTGTTGACCAGAACAAGTTGGTGTAAAAGCACCTGGTAAAGAAAATATTACAACTTTCTTATCATTAAATAATTCTTTTGTTGATACGTCTTTCCATTCACCACCGATAAAAGTACAACCGCCTTTTTCATCTGTGTCGCCAATTCTAAATTTAAAAATGTGATCTATGATTAGTTTCCACTTGTCCATAATATAATTACTCCTTTTATAATATATCCATTATATACAAAAAGAGCGCTAAGTCAAGTCTCAGCGCTCTCTCTATTTAAACTAAATGTCTTTGACTATATTCCATTACTTAATCTCAATAGTCTTTAGTTTTTTCGCTTCTGGTACTATTTTTTCCATTGATACTCTTAACATACCATCTTTTAACTCTGCGCCTTTGATTTCGACATCATCAGCGATTGTAAAAGATTTTTTAAAGTATCTTTTAGAAATACCTTTATGTAGTACCTCACCATCTTTGTCTTCTGACTTATCTTCTTGTTTTGATTCGATAGTCAACATACCGTTTTCACTTGTGACATTAATATCTTTTTTATTGAAACCTGCAAGTGCGACCTCAATATCAAATTTATTATCGCCAGTCTTAACGATATTGTATGGTGGATAATTAGACCCTAGTGTTAAAGTTGGACCATCAAACATTGACTCAAAATGGTCAAACACATCATCAAATCCTACTGATAGTGGTCTTAATTGATTGAAAATAGAAAGTGCTTTATTAGTCATTATAACCTCCTTTAGTAAGCAAAGTTTCTAATATAGAACCCTATAAGGCGTTCTATTAGTATTTATATAATCATTAATTACAAAAATACAAGTGCCACTTCGTTGTTCACGCAGTGAAATGGCAAGTCTGCGTTTTGCGACACCGAGATAAATCTCGGGCTTTTACGCCGTCAAGGACTTACGAATCGCCTGACCATAATATATATACAACAAACAAAGGCGTAAAATCAAAACTTTTAATACCCTCTTTGAGCCATTAACTTCTTCTGTTTCTTTTTAAAGTTTGCGATACCCTCTTTTTTCTTTCGTCTTTTTTTCGCAGATGGTTTCTCGTAAACTGACTTGGCTCTAAAATCTTT